AAATAGAGGTGAACCACCCGTTAACCATAACCCCCACCCAAGGTAACGAGATTTCTAATTAAAATCTAATGAAATACTAACTGTAATCACAACACAATTTATAATATTAATGCTATAATTAGTACATAAGTTAAGGAGGGATCATATGAATCCATATAATACAATTATTGCCAGACAACAAAAAACCATAGAAGAACTAAAAGCTGAACTAACCTATTGGAAGGAAACAGCAGATTATTGGAAAAAGATAGCATTTGAATTTGAACTAAAATATTGGAAGTAAACAAAACACTTGACAACTGAAACACCAAATGTTAAACTTAATTCAAGGTTAAGGAATAACCTAACAAAAACTTAAACAGTAGAGGAGAAATACATTATGAATAACGTAACATTACTAGGACGCGTAACTAAAGACTTTACAGGAACTAAAACAGACAAAGGGTTAGTAATTGCTTATAACAGCTTAGCAGTTAACCGACCAAATGAAGGAGCCGACTTTATTAACATTGTAGCATTCGGTAAAACAGCTGAAAACTTAGGAAAATTCGTTAAAAAAGGCCATCGTGTTCTTATTCAAGGCCATATTCAAACAGGTTCATATGAAAAAGAAGGTAAAAAAGTATACACAACAGATGTTGTTGTCGATCGTTTCGAATTCATTGAACAAGCACCTAAGAAAGAAGAAAAACTTCCATTCTAAAAATAAATATGAGGGCTTCCGCCCTCTCTTATTTACACTAATACTGACATATATGTCAAGGAGGATATTATAATGAATAAGTTATTATGGGTATTAAATGCTTTTCTATGGACGTGTGTCATTATCGCTTGGACAATGTTTTTTACAGCACCTACTGAAGGAGAAAAAGAAAATGAACAAAGCACATTTAGCACTACACAACAGAGTGAAGTTAGCTCAACAACTGAAGAAACACAAACAACAACAACAGACACTACTTATCAAACTGAAACAACTACACAAGAAACAGTAAAAACACCTGTTTATACACCCGCTAACACAGAAGAATATACAGTAGGTTCTTATATGGGATATGATTCAAATCTACAGGGCGATTCTTATGTAATAATTCGCAACAGTGATGGAATGAAGGGTGTTATAACAATAGATTCTCAAGCCAACATGCAGTGGTATTATTATGATGCTTCAGGAATTCATACGAATGGGAGAGGATAAAAATGCCTAAATATAAAGTAACAGATAAATCATATGGAAACTACAACGGTCGTTTAAGATACGATTATGCTTTTGATACGGATAAATTTAACGCTTTAGCCAGAGATACAGAACGAGTTTTAAAAGGTTTAGAAAATGCTTTTAACTATTTACCAGGAGAACACAAATTTGATTTTAAACATCCTATCGCTTACATTGATGCTAAAGCTTTGGTAACAGGTGCTTACGTTGCTCCAGTAAGAGCAATTTTAAATCATTTCTCAGAACGAAGCAGAGAGCATAGAGCAAATAAACAAAAAGAGGTTATTGCTAAAGATGCAATGAACGCCCAATCACCGAGACAGCTCATTCAAGAATTAAACAAACTAAATAAACTTTTTGATAAATATGCAGACGATGCCTTCAAAAACAAGAGAAAATTCTCTATTGTAGCATACAATGAACTAGGTTATAACGGATAAGGAGGAATAACAATGGCACTATTTAAAAAACCAACAGAAGAAGAAAGATTTTTAAAATTTATAGAGAAATTCAGGAAAGAAAACATCCCCTCTAACTTTAACCAAGCTAAAGGGGTAGAAAACTTAATTAATCAAGATAATGATTACACTGTATCCATTTCTTCACGTACAGACGGTAAGTCATTTAACTATATGGGCATGCTAATGGCTGTCGCTTGGGAGTTCGATTTAGGTTTATTGTTCTTAGACCGTCACTATACTGTTAGACAAGCTTATATGGAAAACATATGGGAGATTATGCATGTTATGCCACACTTTGATGAAAAAGAACTAGCTTTCGAACGAAGTGATGAATACGTGGAAGTTATTTACAAAGACAAAACAATCGGAGCAATAACAGATATTAACAACAGTTCTGACTTAAAAAACCATTCTCATTTCTTAGCTAAGTTCCCTATTATGATTTATGATGAATTTTTAACAATTGAAACAGATTACGTTCCTTTAGAAGAGAAGCATTTTGAGCGTATCTATCGTTCAGTTGACCGTAACGACAACATTCCTCTAATAGGAGTTCCCAAAGTATTTCTTTTAGGCAATCCAGAGAACTTCGCTAGTCCTCTAATAGCTATGTTAGATTTATATAATAAGTTGGAGAAACACCCTATTAATACAGGTAAACACTACGATAATATTTATTTGGAAATGTTTAGAAATGACAACCAGAACGCTAAACGTAACCTTAGAGCCTTCAAACATGCGGATACAGCTTCTATAAGCGGGGAATTTGTAATTAATAATACTTATATTGCTAATGATGATATTAGGGAAAGCATTAAAGTTGGCGGGTTTAATTACTTTTTTATTAAGTTAGAAGAAGGGTTTCTAAAAGCTACCTACAATCTAAATACAAAGAAAACTTTATTATCCTATGTTCTTAGTTCTTCTGATTATGATTTCTGTACTCAAGTTGTTGATAAGAAAGATGGGGTTACTTATTTAAATGAAAATTATTATAATGAAACTCATTTGAAACGTCACGAGAGAGGATACTATTATTATGACAATGCTTATACAAAATCATTGTTAACAAGAGATACCACTCTGGTAGAATTAAAAATATGGAAATGTGTTTCTAAACACGCAACAGCGAATATAGAGAATCACAGTGAACGTGTTGATAAAGTATATAAAGATATGTACATGGAAAACACACTTAAAAATCTACAGAAAAAGTTTGCTGGCTTCTAACATATATGTTATAATGGTTTGGAGGTGATAGGATGAAATTCGTACAATGGTTAGACAATACAACGGAAGATGATTTAATTAAATATCTTAAAAAATCAAAAACGCACCATTTTGATATAGATATTGAAACTTTTTCATATAACATGAAAATGAATAGGAAAGCACCAACCTTAATGAAGAGCAGAATGTTTACTTTTACAGCGAGTTGGTATGACGAAACAGGGCGTATCTATACCATGTCTACACCTTCTATAAAATTTTTCATTGATGATTATTTACTACCTTACGCTGGAAAATCTAAAGGTAAATCGAAAAGAAGTGGATTCAAAAGGGTAAATTTTTACGTTCATAATGGAAATAAGTTTGACAATCACTTTCTAGCAAAAGAAATACATGAAACCTATCAAGCTAACTATAAAAATTGGGAAGATGACAAAAGTAAAGTAAAAATAAATTTGGGTAAACATATGACAAAAGGTGAGACAACAGAAAATTACATTTTGGAAAAACGTGTAAAAGGAATGTCTCATCTCTCTTTTTCAGCTGTTATACAAGATTTACAAATTGATACTTACGATACAGTTATGAAAACAGGTTGTTCCTTAGCTGTATGCGGTGAAATGTTAAAATCTGCTGGATGTATTACAGAAGATAAACTAAAAACTTCTTTTGATTACTCAAAATATCACTACCAAGAAGACATGACAGACTTAGAAGCTGAGGTTTTAGCTTTAAACTTATTTCAAGACCTATCAGAAGAAGAGTGGATTTACATTGCTAATGACACATATATTCTATCTTCTTTAAGGCGAGACTTTGACAAAATATTTCCGGGATTTGACTTTAAAAAACAAACCAAAACTCAAAACATTATCAACGCTTATAAACGTAACCGATTAGCAGAATATCAAATATTAGGAAAAATAACAGTGCAGGGTGAGACAGATTTAAGACCTGAGATTTATGAGGTCAATTACAGCGATTACGAAGTGCAAGGAGAGAATCTAGCTAAAATCATTCAGAACTTTTACAAAGGTGGACTTAATTTTTATAATCAAGAGTATGTTGGTAAACTATTAACCGGAGAGTTTATCAGTTTTGATATTAACAGTTCTTATCCCTCTATTATGTATGAGTTTCCTATGCCTTTTCTTATTCGCAACCACTATGAACACCCCTGTATTAAGAAAGTGTCAACAAATTTATATGAAGAATTTACTCTATACAAACTAACAAAAGTAACTTTTAACAGAATTTTAGACTTAATAAATAGTCGTGTAGTGAAACAAATGTTAACGAAGTATTTTAGAAGAGAAGGTGAGTTTGTTTATGTGACAACTTGGACATTTAAAATGTTAAAAGAGAATTTTCATATTGACATTTCAGAGATTGAATGTGAACAATGGTTCGAGTTTAGCGTGGAATATTTTGGAGCCAGAGACGCTATCACTGAGTTTTATTTCACAAAAACGCAAGGAAAAGCAAAAAATGTCGTAGAATTTGTTGATAACAACCCAATGAACATTATTGTCCATAAAGACCAAACAAACGAAAAAGTCTTCACTAAACAAATGATTGATATTGCTAAAGTAAACCTTAATGGAATATATGGAGCACCAGCTTTAAAACCGGCATATTCTATCGGCTATCGTGATGAAGACGGTCATTTACACGTTCAAAGGAACGGGTATCTTAATACAGAACGTAACGCTATGACAAGTGTTTTTACAACAGGAGGTGCTTTATGGAGGTTAACTCAACCATTACAATATTTAACAAGCGAGGAAATAGATGACGCTTTTTTATATTGTGATACAGATAGTCTTTATATGAAACGCTATATTTTACAAAAATTGCCAAAAGAAATGTTTCACCCTATGAATTTAGGTTCATGGGATATTGAACACAATTTAATTACCGAATTTTACGTACTAAATCATAAAAAATACGCTTTTTACGATAATGGAATTGTTTTTCATTGTGGTGGAATTCCTGAAACAGCTTTTAATACAGATATGACTTTTAAACAATTTATCGATCTTCAATTCAATAAAGGTGTCTCAATGCCTAATAATCGATCAATTAATACAAAAGAAGGAACGGTGGTCATTTACGAAAGCTCAACAACCTTAGATGAAGGGGGTAAATACCCTACGAATTATACAGATGAAGACGAATTAATTGAACAATACGTTAAAAACAAAATGAGAGAACAATTAGACAAAGAAGACGATAACGATATGCTTTATATTGAATACGAATTAGGTTCAATGGCACTTAAAGACGTCTATCCATTCGAATACGAAACAGGAAAAGAAAGTTTGGCTGGACTTTATTACGATTCAGGAGATATTAGAAATAATATTTCTTGAATTATTTTAAACCTTTATGTTGACATATATGTTATAATGGGTTATAGTTAATTCATAAGAGAGAGAGGGGTAATGAAAATGATTAAAGAATATGATTATTTACAAGAAAAGGTTTATGAGGTAACAGTTCTACTAGGAACAGCAGAAATTAATTATTTTGTAAAAGGAGAAACTTCTTCGCATGCACAACATCGCTTCATGAATATGGCACAAAGACAAGGCTTAGATTTCACCTACAAATCGATTAAGGAGATCACTATACTATGAAAAATTTTAAAATAACTTATTATGATGCTTGGGAAGGTCAAACAATGGAAACCTATATCTTTGCCCAATCAGCTTTGGAGGCAGAGGTTATTTTCACCCAAGAGGAAGATTCCTTTTGTCAGGTGATTGACGTACAGGAGGAAATTTAAATGCTTAATAAAATAAAAGAACAACTAAAAAAACTATTAAAACTTGGAGGTTTAGTAACATTATGAATAAAGAAAGAGCTGAATTATTAAGACGTTTTTGGACTGCTATGGATGTCTTAATCGAAGAACAGAAAACAACTATTTCAAAGGTGGTTGGTAACAATATTTCTCTAGCTAAACAAAAAGAATTGAATCCAACACTTGATCGAATGAGACTATTCGCCGAACGGTTAAATCTAAACTTTACAGAATACCTTACAAAAATCACTAACGAAATGGAGAAAATTAATGACAGTAAAAGATAACTTAAAAAATGCTTTGAACACAGAAACAAATTACATGAATACAAAACCCCTTGTTTGGCTTACATGTAAAGAAAATGATAACTACGAAGTAAGCGAGCTGGGTGATGTAAGGAATAAGAAAACAAAAAGACTGTTAAAACCTAAATTACGTAAATCGAACGGCTATCTGGAGGTTCAATTTTATGATGAAGGGGAACGAACCTATCATTATATCCACCGTCTTGTGGCAAACAACTTCATTCCTAACCCTGAGAACAAAACTCAAGTGAATCATAAAGACGAGATAAAATCGAACAACTATCGTCTTAATTTAGAATGGATGACACCAAAAGAGAATACACAATACTCTCAAGGTTTCCCTATTGAAGCCAGAGATATTGACGGTAATTTAGTAAAAGAGTTCAAATCCTTTAGAGAGGCAATTGATGAAGGATATTACACCGCACAAATAAAACGTTCTTTTATGTTTCAATTACCTTATAAAGGGTTGTATTTTACAGTAAAGGGACGTTTATCAGAAGAATATAAGGGAGTGTAATTATGGCTATAACAAAACAAGACTTCGCTAATGCTAAAATAGATGAGTCTTTCGGATTATCAATGGATACACTTTATAATTATATAGCTAACAATATGCCAGGCTCTCGTTTTTGGTATAAATTTAAAGACAATAAAGAACAATGTTTAGCTGTATTAAACGCTGTTAAAAATGCTGGAATGTCTCCAGCTTTGTTTACAGTAAAAGAAAAGGCTGAAGGTTATAATGACACAATGTCGTGGGGTAATCACTATTTAGAGAGTGATGTAACAGGTACAGAACCAGAAAAAGCCGTCGCATATGCAAAAGCTACAATAAAAACAGCCAACTCAACAGCTTATCAGCCAGCATGGATAGATGTCGCTTATCCTGTAAACTGTGTCCCTACTGATGTTATTCAATCAGGTAATGCGGATTATGCAAAAACACCAATAGGAACAATCAAAAGGGCTTATGTGGCTATGACCGCAGCAAGTACTTGGTCTTATTACTACCCCCCAGCATTGAAGGCTAGTGTTAACGGCATGAAAGACTACGGCAACCCTATGCAACAATGTACGGATTATTTAAACGAGATGGGAGCAACAATAACAGGTTCTGGAGGTTCTGGAAGTGGTGGGACTGTTCCACCACCAGAAAAACCTGATGTTAAACCTAATGTACCAAATCAAAACATTCCATTAGAAGGGAGTGGCACAAACTCCATTGATCCCTCCTCTATTTTGGAAGCTATTCAAAAAGCAATCGATCAGATTATGGGTTTGTTAGATCAACGCTATTTTAAATCCAATTTAGAAATTAGAGGTTCAAAAACAGGTTTAATGTTTACACAAGTAAATAATGACTTTGTTTTTACGGGTGATTGGTTCAAAGAACAAGTTAAAAAAGCAACAGATGTCTTAAACGAGACAGTAAAAAATGAGCTAGAAGAATCAGGAAAAGTACAAGATGACTTGCCTAATGGGGTGAATCAAACAGTAGAAATTTTATTAACTAGAGCATTAAAATATGTGGATAGTGATGTTAAATACGATGAATCAAAAGATGGAAATCCAGATAATGGAGCGACTGATAATGCTCGTTTTATGTCTTGGTGTGTTCAAACAATTCATCCATCACTAAAAGGCTCTTCGCATAAAGACTTCTTTAATAAATTCAACGCTGCCGGATATGTAAGACATCGAGGTGTTTGGGGGAGCATTGCTAAAAATTTACAGATAGGGGACATCGTTTGTTGTGCTGATAATTTAACTGTAGACACTGGAGGAAAAGAATATTTTATTGCTTTAGGTGATGACAAATGTGTGGAAGCCTATCCTTGGGAAAACGGTCAAAGAACATCTAAAAATGGTCAAACAGTGGGTAAAGGGATAGCCAAATTCAAACTATCTGAACGAGCTGCTCTAGGTTGCGCTGATATAGCGATTATTAGACCTTATTCACCAAAAGAAGTAGAAAATCCTACACCTACACCTTCAGACCCTAAACCACCTAGTTCTTCCATACAACAAGCTTTAGCACATATTCGTTCTTTTATGGGTAATACGATAGGTAATGGCCAGTGTTACGGTTTATGCGCTGAATATGCTGGGTATTTAGGAGGGCCTGGCTTAGGAGCTGGAACAAAATACGGAATTACAGGTTTAACAGGTCAAGGCTCTACAGCTGCTGCTGCTGATATTGGTATTTGTTATAATTGGGCTGCTTATGGCTGGAATATGATACAAAACCCTTCTCTTTCTCAAATTGTTCCAGGGTGTATCCTTAACATAAGAAGAAGTGCCAACGTTACGGAATCTATGGGGGCTGGAACTTCTGCATGGTTTAATTGGTCAGCTGATCCAACCTATGGACACACGTTAGTCGTTGAAAAAGTAAACGGGGATAGTTTAACTGTTTTAGAACAGTGGGGTGGGTCTCGTCAGTATACAATGAATAATATGATGGCTTATAGTGGTTCTGGTGCCTCAGGAATTTCAAGTATCTGTATTCCACCTAATGCATAAAGAAAAATCGCCCCCAGAAAAGAAACGAAAAAAGAGACTCGCCATAGGCGAGCCTTTTTTCTTTTATAGTGTTAAATAGATAGAATCGATACGAACATCATTTACTGCGACTTCACCATTAGCTTTATTCGCTCTACGCAAGATAACATCTACTTTTTTACCTTTGAACTGAGCTTTCTTAACAGTTACATCAAACCCAAGCTCTTGCCCACCTTGATAGCTGTATGCTTTCTTCACGTCTGGGCGTTTAATGCCAGCAGATTGAACACGTGTCAACTCTTTGTTTGTTCCATGTTGCATAAAGATGACGTACGCATATTTTCCAATTGGGCCTTGTGGTTTATCAGGAACTAACCAACCAGCCACACGAATTTTCCCAGCAGGCTCTTCACGATACTTATCAAGTTTACCCCATGCATTGCCTTGATGTTTTGCTGGACTTGCAGATACTGCTTTATCATGTTGACTTGGCGTTGTTGGTTTAGAAGGAGCGGGAGTTGACCCATTCATGTGTTTTTTTATTTCAGCAATAAAATAAGCTTGTGTTTTACTACCAGCCCCATGCTGCTCTTGTGAGCGGTGAGGACAAGCGGTTGAGCTAAAAGTATTGTGCAATCGTACAGTCGTTGTATTTGGGGTTAAACCATGACGTTTTAAAATTTCAGCTGCTAATTTAATCGCCCGTTTCTCATTTTCTAAAAATTGAGCTAAGTTCCCCATCGACTGACAAGCTTCAATCCCAATAAAATTGGCATTCCCATAGCTATTTGCTGTATGCCATGCCATATTTGATTCATCTTCCACTTGTAAAATACCGTCCGAAGCGACATACCAATGTGCAAAACCATAGGCGGCATTCGCATCAGTTAAATACCCTCTATAAAAAGAGCAAGTTGCTCCATTTGAACCAGCATCATTATGAATCACAACACCTTTTACTTTTCCTTGTCTACGTCCAGCAATTCCTTTTGTAATCATTCTTTTTCCTCCTTAATAAATTTGTCACTGATATTTTCAATCATTGTTTTAATGATCTCTACATCTCCTAATGCATCTGTTAACTTTTGAATTGTCTCTTGGTATCTTAATTCACGTCCGTTATTCGTTTTCATTACCCATACAAATAAACCAAAAAACAATACAGCAAAACTAATCTCGTTAGGATTTGTTAATAAATTTTCGATAAATTGATCCATTGAATCACCTCCCTTCATAGCTTCTATTATAACATATACTCTCATTAAATTCTAATTTTATTTTCAAGAACATCTTGAGAAAAAGGGTTTTTCACATTATTAGGATTATGCCAAAATTTAACACCTATCTGTAATAATGCTTTGATTTGTTGCATAAATTGTGGAGCTATATTTGGTATAGTATAAACTCCATCCATTTGAAGGTAATTGACAACGGTCATGGAGTGTAGTGATTGCACTTTCCCTTGTTCTTCAAAAGCATAGCCAAATGTTTTATAGTAACGTCTTATTTTATTGACTTCTGCATGGCTTGGAGCGCTCAGTTTAACAGTAAAACCCATCAAATCGTTGGCTATGGAGAACGCTTCTCCCCCTGATTGATTAGATAAAGAAGGTGAGGTAAGTGCCATATCAGCAAACTCGGCTTTCTGTTGGCGATAAAAGTTCTGTTCATCTGCAATCTTAGAACCTATAGTTAGAGGATTTAACCCTCCACCAAGTAAGGCATAAGCATCTGTGAAGACATTTGTTGCTTTTTCCACAAAATTCATTGAATCATCGGCAAGTGTGTTTTTGATATTTTTTACTCGTCCTGTTAATAATTGAGATTCCGCGTAAGCTCTTCTGTTTGCATTGTTAGCTAAACCTAACTTATAGTTATCAGTTAAAACAGGAACTTCCGTCCAGTTGTTATATGTTAAACTATTGTTTAAGAACGTACCTTTAGCTACCTGTCCTTCATCTTTATCCCCACTAGCCATCCAATTGACGGGAAAAATAGAGATTTGATTGGCATACCCTATGCTCGTAACCATTTGGAAATTTAGACCTGTTTCAGGTAAAAAACCTAAATCTAAATCCATGTTTTGACCTGTCCAATTATAGACTTCAAGAGTGGCATATTCATTTCTTAATAAATGTTTTTCGTCTGTGGGAAAACCTAAATAACCTAAAATTTGTTCTGGTGTCCAAGAAAACCCTGATACTAATTGATTCTGTGAATTCCCTCCATTAACAAATTTTTTCAAATGATCATGCGTTTTTCCATTAAATTTAGCAGATGATAAATCTTGTGTATCAATAAATGATTTAGGAATTAAAATGACTGATTTAATGTTTTGACCGATCCAAGGGAAATCACTTAAATCATTGGAAAAGTTTTTAAAATCATCTAAGTCAATCGCATATAAACCAACAGGAGAGACAATTTTATCATATTTCACCCCTTTGGAGAGTTTAATCTTAGGTTTATTTTCCGTTCCAAATTCTGCTTCTAAGTCAACACTACACTGAAAGACACACATCAACTCTTTCCAAATAACTGATTTAGAATGAACATATTTCTTCGTCGTTGTTTTTAAGATGTCACTATTTGTTCTTAACTCTTGTAGGCGATTATTGTATTCAGCTCTTGGTAAATGTTGCCTTTGAATGGTTACATTAGGTATATTTTCTAAAACTGTCCCTTGTGTAAAACTAGCCATCACATCAATAACGATTTGTAAAGAAGTTACTTGATCATTGACATATTGGGTCGTCATGACATAAAAAAAGTGAGGTTTTTCTGTGAATCCGTCAATAAAACAACCATAGTTTACCCCCTCCGTCTCAGCGTACGGAATAGGGGCGTTGATGGTTAAACGGTCACGAACAAGGTTAAAATCTTTTTCAAATTCCTTTTTAGCAAATGTATTATCTAACCAATTTTTATATTGGGTTGTGTTATCATAATGAACCGTATTGTTAAAATCTACCATCGGTGTATTGTAGTATAACGTTACTTTACTTAACTTCATGATTTTCCTCCTTAAGTTGTACTAAAGATGATGCCAGATAAGAAAATAGGCATTGTTCCGTTTACCCCAGCTATTGAACATAAACCACTTGGTCTAACGTACATCGTCGCATAGTCTGCCGCTGAAGCGGAACGGCAAGGTAGTCTGAATTGCATCTCGTAAGAGCCTGCAGGAGGTCTAAAACCTTCAGGTAAGTTAAAGCAATCTCCTGTTCCGTTACTTATTGTACCTCTCATATAAACAATGCCATTTTGTTTTTTAACTTGTGGTTGTGTCACACTTGTAAAAGGTGCTGTAACTGATACATTTTGCCAAGTCGTATCTACCACCTTACTTTCTAAAGCTGTTAAACGGTTATTTTGTAGAGAGTTAACGGTGTCATATGTTGAAATGATTTTTGATAATCTAGCATCTACTGTTTCCGCGGCACTTGCTAGAGGGATCCATTCGTAATCCTTAGGGTTTTCTGACTCTTTTAGGTTGATACCCACATACTTGTGGTAGGGAATATTCGGAGTTCGTGTGTCACCTTTTTCTAGTTTTGCCCATTCAATATTTACTGTTCCTTTTGTTGATTGTGGTGCTTGAAATACATTCAATGCATTAGCACCGCCATCAATATGTGCTTGTGTTATTTCAAATGTGAGTTGCCAAACATCAGTCAATCCTTCTACCGGGGTCATGTTCCCAGCGCTTAACGATCCGGCACGTAAATAAATACCAAACGTTTGAGTAGCTGGTTTTATCGCCTTCATTGTAAAAGTATACTTTTGCCCCTGTACGAATGGTTCATTAGGAATAAAACTAGCTGCCATATATTCTGTAGTATTAATTGGAAAAGAAACTGGTTTAAGAATATTCTCACCTAAAGGCAATTTACTCAAATAATAGGGTGAATCGAGTAAATTATGAATTTTAGGGTCATCCCCAAAATCGACGCTATTAGAATAAAGGATTGATATTTTTCTTAGGTTTAAGTTATTAATTTTATCTAATAACTCTTGATCTTTAAGAGCTAATTGAATAACTTCTCTTTCTAATTCAGCTGTTCTAAGGTCTAACCCTTGAACATCAATCTGCATTTGAGCGAATAAAGTATTGATTTGAGCTAGCTTTGTTTCTACAGCTTCCAATTTATCCTCTATAATTGGTAGTTCTGTTAACGCTTGTTCTAAATCAAGGACATCCTCTTTTAATTGTTCCACGTAAACTTCTAAGTTATTTAACATATCAATAACCCATTGTTCTGTCCCGTTATCAAAAAGTAGTTCCTTGTAACGGTTTAAAATCTTGATATAGATTTTTCCTTTTACATCTGACACAATATCTAATTCATGACTAGTATCAAGAGGTAGAGACATGATGTCTCTAACCCCTCTTGTTTTTCGTACAAAATCTTCCATTTAATACACTCCTTCAATAGCGAAAATAGTAAAACCTCTATCGTTATCATCAATTGTAATCGTTCCGTCAGGTCTCAAGGTTGTGACACGTAATTTATCATAACGTAAAACAACGTTGTCTCTTTGGTTTACTAAGTTCATTCGGATAATATAAGCTTCATTAGCTGAACTAGCTGTTGTTGAAAATGAAACAATAGGGTTATCAGCTGAAGGAACATCGACACAGAATTGAGAACCACCTAAACCATGAAAATGAAATCTCAAACGTCTGAAACGTCTAGTTGATACAGCTAAGTTCATGTTTTGACCTACGGTAGCGTCTGATGTTCCAGCATTCCAAAGGATTGTTTCTTGTGGGATTCGTTTCCAGAATAGGGAGTTTGTGTTCCCACCTCCTTCTCCTTGGTTTTGAGAAGTGTTTAGGTAGTAAATAGAACCTGTTTTTTGGATAATCATGATATACGTTTTTCGGCGATTATCTTCACCGAATACTTTTAAAGTGATTAAATCACCGGGAACAGCGTCGTCAGGTGTAGGAATTAAATCAGCCCAAGCGTAAACAGTAGCGTAAATTCCCGGGGGGATTCTCCAAAAATCATATTTCTCATTTAAATAATTATCCTTATGAGCGTATCCTCTTGCTTGTCTGTAAGTGTCAGCTGACATTAAACCATTTGAAATTTCTGTAGCTAATTGGTGTGGATTGACCCCATCACCGTCACTGTGCATACCGAACTCCTTGGCTAATTTATTAACAGCTTCTTTTAATTTTAGAATTTCTTCTTTTGTATTCATGTTTTTCCTCCTAGTATGAAATGATGTTCGTTAGTGTAGCATGTCCAATAGGTTTTAAAGTTGCTTGACGTTTGGAAATATCTACAGTAACAACATAGAATCCCACTTGATTATTTGTGTTTGCTTGTGATACACTTCCGGGAAAAGCTTGACATAAACTGATGGAATTAAAAGCGACTAATTCACCCTTGTTATAAACTTTGTCCATGTGTTGATGTCCATGGAAGTAACCAACAAACTTAGAGGTAGATTTTGCTTCGAATTCTGCTAGAATATCAATTAATTCTTGTCCGTTCTTCATGTTTACCCCATGTAAGTTATGATGACCCAAAACTAGCACATGATAATTTTCTTCTAGAAGGTTTAACTGTGTTCTTAACCAACTTAATTGAAGAGTAGATACACCGCTAGTAAATGTGTTTGATTCTTCCCAAGTGATTTCAGTTGTATTTAAGTAGACAATCGCTATTTGTTTATTAGGGATTTTGTGAACGCCATAAGGAGCATTCCCCGCGATGTCTGCTAGAGTTTTGTCAGGGATCATCATTCCCGCATGTTCTGGTTCCCACATGTAAGGCATTCCACCCACATCGTGATTACCTATCATAGCAATCGTATCAACTGGCTCATTCAAAACCAAAGCGTTCATAACTTTACGATAAGCCATTTCATTGGCATATTTAATTTTAGCCGGATCAATCATCCCTGATTTGTCAGTTATTTGAGCACTTAAACCGTCAATATTATCGCCCATGTAAACAACTGTATCTGTTTCCCTAGCAACATCTTGAATGTTTGAAATGGAGTTAAAATACTGTTTTGAACTAAAACCGTTATAATCTGTCCGTAAGTGAATATCTGTTACCAAGGTTAAGTTAGTAATATTAGGGTCATTTTTTACTAGTCCAGCCTTTACTTGTTGTTGATTTGTTTGTAGAGTTAAAGTTTTGTCATATTGGTCAAATCCGCCAATCATAACAGTAGAACCATCAACATTTATCTCATCTACTCGATTAATTAATGTGTTAACATGTTCGTCTAATTTATAGATTAAAGCATAAAGGTCTTTTACAAACAGCCCGTCTTCTTTAGCTTTTACAGCATTTTGAAGTTCCATAACTAAAGGTTTTGGTAACAAACTATTTAACTGTCCGTCCTCTGTAGCTGCTGAAATAATCACATCAGCTTTAATTTTAATGACTTCCTCTAACTCTAAGCTAGGGTCAATGTTATCAATGAAATCACCTATCTTAGTTAAATCTACCGTATTAGTATCTTCCACCTCCACGTCTCTGTTGATTAATCGCGCAATCAACTTCATTGCTGAATCTAACTGTTCATTTAAAGCACCTAAATACTCTAAGTAGCTTTCAGCATTTGTTGTAAAATCTTGTTTAATATTGTAGTTGGGGTTACCAAACCGATTTAAATACATATTTTTATTCTCCTTTACCATGTTTGTAAGAAACATTTTCTGTCGTATTCATCAAAGTAGCTATTCCATAAACCTTGCATTTTTTTGAAAGTGTCAGCGTTGTAGTTGGTTGCTGAGTTCTCTGTATTCGTTGTATCTTTTCCATTACTATTCGATTGATTGTTGTTTTTGCTTATAGAGTTATCATCAGCAAAAGCCATATCATGCTTATCTAAATTCAAATTCACTTGATCTTGAGGTAAAGTAGTGTTTGCTGAACGGTCACTTCCTTCGCTAGTTGATTGGTGTTCGCTTACGTGTTCGCTTATTCCTTTAGATTTATTTTCATTAGATAAAGCACTTAAAAAATTATGGTAAATAGCTTCAATTTCCTGTTCGTGAATGATAGAGCAAAACACCACTTGAGAAGAAAAATCTTCAATTGTTTGCCTACCTATCTCTCTATTTAAGAAACGGTTTGTAAAAGCTTTTTTGAAAAAATGATCCACTTCTTTAGTTGGGAAATGATAATCAGCAAAGACTTCCTCAGTTATTATTTGTTCTACATCTTCATCAAATCTTAAAGCTTTTTGAATGAAACGGTGCTGTTTGCTGTTTCCGGTATATTTGTTTTCGTTAAAAAACTCATTCTTCCCCTTCTTTATTAAGTTGGCTCGCAATATTTGCATTAATGAGACTGTCGTTGCCCCCATCACTTGACCCTCCTTCAGTCATTACAGTTAATGTCGAAATAGCATTATCATCAAATAATGGATGAATTTCAAAACCATAACGTTTATTTAATAGTTTACAAGCGTTATTTCTAGCTGTTAAATAGATATTACCATTAGCTGTTGTATAAGCTTTACCAGAATTGCTTTCTGTTTCAGTTACTCCACTTTCTTTATCAACGCCTAAAGAACTAAATCCTAAAATAGCATTTAACTCGTTCAACGTGTTTTGATACTCTCTTTTTAACTCTGCTAACATCCCACCGACATTTGAGTTGTTCCACTCTTTAATGTGTTCGTCAGGGTCAAAGAATCCTGTAACTTTAGTAATAGGTGAACCGTTGTAAAGACTTTCTGCAATATTATTTACTGTTTGGTCATTTGGTTCTCCTATTAAGAATGTACTGATTTTAGCTTGCATTTTTAAAGAGTAACGTGAAAGAACAATTTCAGCTAATTCGTTTGTATAGTGTTGAATAATTTCGTAATCACTATTATAAGCAAAAACTTTATTTCTAAGAACAATGAAGTTACCTGATTGTGCACCGTCAATATCCGTAATTTCTTTCATTCGTGGTAACCGTTGGTCTTTAGGAATTGTCCAATAAATATCCTTCCCTTTTAATGGTTTTGTGATTAAAATGTTTGCTGGGTCAGATGGGGTCATTCTTTGTTTGGCGACGCCTAATATACGAATATTACCTTGAAGTGTTTCACCTATAATAACATCGTAATTACTTCTAAGCATAACTTCCACTTTTAGCCAGTCAACTTGCAGTTCTGGGTATTTATAACCGTTATAATATTTAATTGTTGTTGGCAATAGTTCAAGATAACGAGAATAGAAAATGCGGGCAAATCTATTTCTATGATTTACAACCCGCACATCTATTTTTTCGCTTAGTTCTTGTTCTATGCCTAAATTCATAGGCTCGAACATTTAGATACCTCCTGTAGTTTATTCTGCTGCACCTGTAATTAAAATCTTATTGTAGAAAGGTGAAATAGCTTTAAATGAATAATAGTGAATCCAGTGAGTTACTTCGTCAAATTCTGGGTTATAGAAAGGTTCTTTTAGCATTCCTTTTGTATAACGATTATACTTAATAGCGTCTAAGTCAAACACATAAGCCCATAGTTCGGATGATGGTTTGATCTCTTCAAATTTAGCAGCGTCCGCAACTGGTAGAAATTCGTTTACATCAAAGGTAACGACAGACCCTTTAGGAATGATGTCAGTGGTTGTTGTTTGGTAATCGCCTAACTCACGAAAAGCTGTAACAGCTTCAGCTGATAAGGTAATATCTGCTGTTGCTCGATATGCACCACCTAAGTCTTCAAATGAAATAATTCGTTTGGAGAAGTCAATACCTTCAGAAGCGAAAGTGTTCGCTAGTTTTGTGTTCAATAGGTAAGATTTCATTTCGTCAGTCGTTAAAATCGCTAGTTTAGATAACTTAGAAACAGTTGTATAGCGAGCGACTGCGCCGCCAGAAGCCAAGCGAGCTTCATTGTATTTATCTGAGTTGTTTTGTAGATTCATTAAAGCTGTAGAAATTTTGTTAAACAAATCTTCTTTTGAAGTTGCTGTGCGTCGTGCTTTTTCTGGTGTAACCGTCTCAGCATAATCAACTAACATTGCGCGGATTTGACGTTCTTCGTCAACGTTAATATCTGAAATACGTTTTTTGTAAACACCAATTGCGTATTTAACACCGTCTGATAACTTAGAAAAGTTCATACGTTGGTCGTTATTGTTCAAAGTAAATTTCATTTTACGTAGAACTCCCGGGCCATAAAGCTTAGTAATCATTTTTGGATAGTTACGTTGTAGCATTAAAGTAGCGTCTTTTGATAAATTCATCGTTGTTGGAATTGTATCACGTATAACATACTCTTCTGAGTATTGCCCTACGAAGTCAACTTCTTTGGCTAACCATTCAAAAGTATTCCCTAGTGCTGATTGAATTAAAGCTGTTTCATTTAGTTTAGGGAATAAAAACTTATTAATAAACGTTTCAAATTCTGTGTCAACGTTTGTCCAGTTAGTTCCTAATGTCCAGCTACGTCCTTGTGTGTGGTTAAAATCTTGTAAAGCTTCTGCAATGTTTGTTCCTAATACTCCCATGTTATCCTCGTCCTCCTAATGTTTTAATTTCGCTTTCGTATTCGTCAGCGCTTGATGGATCGATACTCATTTCTGGCGTTAATTGTGGTGTTTTGTCAAAATAAATATCTGAGTGAGAACCTTTAGTAAAAGACTTCAACTCATGTTCTTGTTCTAATTCATTCATTTGTTTTCTCTCCTTTTATAAGTCTAATAGTTTTTCAATTTCTTCAGGGTCTTCTTGTTGTGGTTCTTGTGGTTCTTGTGGTTCTTGTGGTTCTTGTGGCTGTTCTTGTGGTTCTTCTTGTGTGTTGATTGATGATAAAGCGTCAACTTGAGCTTGTAGTTGTTTAACTAAAGCAAAGAGTTCGTCAATCGATTGAACTTCTGAAACATCTTCTGATGGTGGATTTGCAACCTCATCTGAGACAGGTTCAGGATCAACAGTTACTTCTTCATTTGGTTTTTCTTCTTTAACTTCCTCAGCTTCAACTTCATCCACAAGTTTGTTTGTTTCTTCATCTGCCATTTTATCCCTCCTTAAAAATAATTGAGCCTTTTACCGTCAACGCCATCAGCGATATTGCTCAGGACAGGACACTTAAAGTGTCAAGGGCATTGATTCTTAAAAAATATAAAAGTAAGAGAAACTAATCAAGTTTTAGGTAGTCACTAACGATGAGTGGTTTTATGTGTAATGCCTCTCTTACTAAGATAAGTATAACATATAATTATAAAATTGTGCAAGTTTATATTCATTGGAAATATGTGATATTTTAGTTATATTTTAATTATAAATCTCGTTACCCTTGGTGGGGGTTGTGGTTGACGGGTGGTTCACCTCTATTT